GTCATACGCAGGTATCGGGATAAAGACGGAAACCCTATTGGTTTTGAGTTAAACAAAAACATCGATCCTGAAGACGCTGTTAAAATAATTGACATGAAAAAAATAGTTGCTGGAGACGCGCAGTATGGAACAGATGTAATAAATCAAATAGGTAAAAGTTTTGGTGGATACTACAGTGAAACTGGAGAGTATGTTTTAGGAGATAAAGGAAGATTGATCGTAAGAAACTTAATGAACGATCTTCTGGCTAAACATATTTCGGAAACGGGTACTGTAAGAGCCGCAAAAAGATTAGCCTCTGGGCCGAAGATGCCTCTCAGCGTGGATCAAAGAGAGCTTTTATCTGGAGTAGGGACGCCGGGGCTTGATCCTGCTAGACAGGCTGAAAAAGCCAGAGCAGGTCGAGCGTTACAAGAAGAAAGGGTTTTGAAAGAAGCAAGACCAGTTGAATACAGCCCTGCTATGGAGATGTTAGAGGACGCGGGACTGATAGATTATAATCAAGTTGTACAATACAATAAACATATAGAGATCGCTGAAGGGGTTGCTCCAATTCTATCAGCGACAGATCGTAAAGTAAAAGCGGATACTCTTAGGGCTGCACGTAAAGTTAAATCTCTGCTGAACGAAAGAGAAAAGTTTCTAAGCGAGTCTATGCGCTATCTTCCAACTCAGGAAGGCGCTAGAAGTATTGGTGATTATGATAGGTTCTTAGAATTTTTTATCACTAACCCACAAGGAGGACAGCGTTTTGAAGCTATGTTACCACAGATAGCTGACAAAATGAATAAAAGCCCTGAAGAGGCTCGTAAGATTTTTAAAGATATTACTATTGAGTCTTTATCAAGAGCAACGTATGGAGACATGAGAGAGGTTGCACCGGGGAGGTATAATAGAGACTTTGATTATCAGGCATTTATTAACTATGTAACCGATCCAAATACTTCAAGTGCTATTCAAAACATAGTAGGAGAAGAGTCTTTCAATACAATTGCTAGGATGGCTGATTTTATGAATGTGCAGAATCGAGATTTAGCAGCTAGGCTACGAGATTCTGGCATACAAGTTTCAACACCAAAAGGGTTGTCTGTAGAGTCTCTTCTATCTCGTACCTACAGCATCTCTCGCGGAGTTATTAGCCCTAAATATGTAGCAACAGAGGTTGCACTTCTTAGCTTCAGAAAACAAAAAGCAAAGGCTCTTTCTCGTATTCTAAGTGACCCAAAAATGGTAGATGCCGTTATTGATATCATTGAATCCGAAGGCACAGACATAAGAAAATATAATGGTGATCTGTTTACTGCTTTAATAAACGGACTTGGATACCATGAAAATATGAAAAAAGAAGAAAGAACTAGAGAACAAATTACACAACTAGAACTTGATCAATTTAGGAGATAAAAATGGAGTTCATTATTACTATCGTAGTGCTAGCCCTTGCAGTGTTTGGAGGCTTTTCCATCCTTGCGGCTATCACGCCCAATGAAGCGGACAACAAAAAGGTGCAAGCTATCCTTACCGCTATCAATGTATTTGGTATGAATATTATCAAAGCTAAAAACAAACTTGGCTAAACTATATATAAAAAAAGAACCAGTGACACTGCGCGTGTACTATTGGATGCCAGACTACAATAACATACTGCAGGAATTTATGTGGCAGTTGCACGATATTGTACCTGAGTATCCAAGAGTACACCGCTTTCTTAATCACTGGCACCACAACATAGAGGCCGTTATAGAAACGGTGGAGGTATCACATGGGAGAGCAAAAGAAGCTGGAGCCAGACAGCGAGTACAGCGCACTGGACCTCGACAATGACGGGGTAGTGAGCGACAAGGAGTTAGCCGTTATGGAAGCTCTGGAGAAAAAGGAAAAGATGGAAGCGCAGAAGAAGATGGCGTGGGTAGCTATGGTATCCATGCTTGTGTTCACTGCCCTTGTGTTTTTGCCTATATTTCCTGACACCCGGATTAAAGCACTTTCCGACCTGTTTGGGCTTTTCTACATTGGACAGGCAGGTGTGGTTGGAGCGTACATGGGAATGACCGCGTACATGAGTGCTAAGAAGTGATCAAGATATACATACTTATAGTCGTGCTAGGATTAGTCGGCGGTGTGTGCTATGGCGGATACTATTACTATAAAGATACTCAGGAGAGGATACAGACCCTCACTGAGAACAATGCCAAGCTAGAAACTGCAAAGCAACTGCAGGACGATACGATCAACGCTATGATCGAAGACCGTGAGAAGTTTGAAGAGCTAAACAACGAACTTCAAAAGAAACTACAGGCGGCTAATAACTACAGGGACACATTAATTGGTAAGCTGCGTAAGCACAACCTATTAGTCCTTAGTCTGAAGAAACCAAAACTTGTAGAGAAGAAGATTAATAATGGAACGAAGAAACTCTTTGAGTCCTTTGAAGCTATTTCTGGTGCTATTGCTCCTCCCGCTAGTGGCGACGGGGTGCAGCAGCTTCCGAAAAGTTCTACCCCTTGAAATAAAAACAGTAGAGGTAGAGCGCAAAATTCCTGCACAGGCTAGACCAAAGAGTGTTAGCCTGAACAACATATATTTCTATGTGGTTACTGACAGGAACTTTGGCGATTTTAAAAAGACATTTGAGAAAGAGAACGGCGACTTGGTATTTTATGCCGTGAGTGTGCGCGACTACGAAACACTAGCACTGAACATGGCAGAACTGAAAAGATATATACAACAACAAAAAGAACTCATAATCTACTATGAGAAAGCTATTAAACCAAAAGAGAAGAAAGAGACGCCTAAAAAATAAAACTCTGTAAGTCTCTGTGTTGTCGATCACTATAGTCTCGTAGGTATTTTACCAGCGAGACTATTTTTTTTGTGTTTTCAAAGTCTGGGTTCCACGCATCGAACGCTTCTTCTATATCTTCTGGAGAGGGTGGCCCCTCAAAGTCAATAGATATGTTGCCGTCCTGTGTTAGAGATACAGACATCTTATATAATAACGCATCACGCTTCTGGGACATCATATAAAACCTTTAATAAAACTACTATAGATACTATAAGTATCGTTGTAAGCACCCTGTTGCCGTGTGAGTTTGTTACCGGCAAGGCTAAGTATACGCACAGCCCTAATAAGAATACCATAAGATTTATTAAAAAGTAGGACATTTTAAAGACTGTTTCATTTCATGCAAAATGTGGTTGGGGCTTTTGGGCCTGATACCACTATTTCTGTATGTTGTACTTTGTGGGTCTGCGTTTGGACGCCACTTACCCGCAAATATTCTTTCGGCTAACCACTGGTCGAACTCATAGCCTGACATTCCGCTAGTTTCATAGGCTTCCATAACAGCACAATGCCAGCACTCGGATGTGGGATGGGGCAGAGGAGTCGCTTGCTTACCAGCAGGGCCAGAACAGGTTACAACTAAAGATCGTAACTCTTCAGGAAGTGCCTCAAGTTGCTCCCACCTACCTGATATTGTTTCTATAAAAGTTCCTGTATCTTCAGGCTCTGGAAAAGCCCACTCTTTAGGTATTTCAAGTTCTCTTATTACAGTTGATCCCCAGTAAACTTTCTTACCTGTTCTCTCTAGTATACTTTTTATAGCCCAGTAGCAATCCGTGCTAGTGTTCTCTAAGCTATATCCATAGACTATGGCATCACAGTTCTCTTTAACAAGAACGTCAGCCATGTTTTCAAATCTATCTATCAAGTTTCCATAGTTAGTTAAATGCCTAAAGCCTTTACGTATTGGTCTGTAGTCATAGTAAGTCTGTCTGCTTATGGGTGGGAGCAAAGTGAAAGAACGAGTGTTTTTTTCTAGCCACTCTTTAACTCGCATTACAGCAAGCTCCTCTACAGAGTAGAGTTCGTATCCATACTCTTTAAAAAATATAGATACTATTTCATGGTCGCTTTCTTTAAGCCATCTCCATAGAGCATATGTAGAGTTTACACCACCAGACATGGGAATGAGAACTTTCATGGGCCTAGCTCTTCTATTGGCAGGTTGTAACAATCAGCACGAAATACAAAACCATTGCTGGGGTCATAGTCGCCTCTCTTATGTTCTGTGGCTTTTAGAAAGAAATCATTCTTCTTTATAACACCTAAGAACCAGCCTACGGATAGATCGTATTTCACTCGTACAAAAGCATAGGCATCACACTTTTGTGATGTATTAAACTTAGCTACAGAACAGGAATAGTAAGGTAGGGGGGGAGAGGATGTTCTCTTAGTCTTTACATCTACTTTTGTACCGTCATCAAGAACAACATCGTAATCAAAGGTGTTATCTGGCTTGCCACCCAGAACGCTTACGACTAGCATCTCCCCCAGATATCCAGATTGAGAACCACCGCTTCGCATGATCGAGTTGTTTAGCTCTCCAAGCATGAAAGCTTTACGATCAGCCGCCTGTCGCATGTCCTCAGTTATCTGGATTTCTTTTATCATTAGTCAGTGCTATGGAGAGGGTGTACTTCTACTTCCCTCTTTTTTCTTTCTTCTTGTATGCGCGTGTTAGTCTGGCGTAACTCGTCTGCCTCACTCTGCGTGCTTTCATCACCAAGGCTACCAAGGCGCTCTGCGACTACAGAGGGCAGAATACCTTTCATAGCACATTCCTTGGCGTCTTCCCATGTCCCACTCGCGGCTACTTGGCCGTTACCGAGACGGAAGTTACCATCTTCATCGTAACCGCAGTCACTACTAATAGTAGCTGCAGCCGTAGTTAACGTAAGTGCGGCTATCGCAACACCCGATAAAACTATCTTCTTCATTCTATACTCCTATATCTACAACTTCACAGACTTCGCCTGTGCAGCTAAGTTCTTGAGAACCCGTTGTGGTGTCCTCTACTTCCATTTCTTTTAGCCCTTCCCATTTGATTGTTTCAGGCATCTTCTCTACTAAACTCTCATACTCTTCTTTACTACACTCTGTATAAGGTGCTTGTTGATAGGTGTGGTCGGAGTGCGGCAAGAACGATACACCAGAGATGTAGTCAAAGTTCTTGTACACCCAATCACCAACCTCAAGCCACTCATGTTCCTTTACAGAGATGGTGATTGACGGCTTATGCTCACACCAGTTCTCTGCGTAGGTTTTCCATAGCTCCAGATGTTCTATAGCAGTTAGGCTATCCCGTGTAAGTGCGCCCTTTGGAGACTTAACAGGGAATGAGAATACAGTCATGTTATCTTCATTGCCTATGGCTGGCTCTGAAGGAATACCACACTGTATCATAAACTGCGTAAGCGGGTCTTTGTTATCTCCACGAACTGTACGAATATAGTGTTCGCTGTGCCGGGGGTGGATACCCGATGCACTATCGACTAGCTGGGATACAGTGCCGGAAGGTTTAACACAAGTGATAGCAGTAGAGGGGCTTACTCCCATACTCTTAGCCAGCTTTTCATTAGTCTTTACAGCTACCTTTCTCCACCCAACAAGCAAGTCTACCAGACCACAGTTGTTAGATGACAGCATCTCATTGTCTAAGATACCTGTAAGGCTAACTCCTAGCAGCCGCTCTTCTTCTGTATTCTGCTTCCATATCTTTCTAAGATACTTAAAATCAGTAAGAGAGGATTGATACGTGCCAAGCTGTGTAGCCCACTCTATCTTTTTAGTTAGTGTGACTACTGTGTCCTCTGCTCTGACAACGACTTCTGTGAGGTTGCAGAATTGGTAGGGACGTAGGATGATTTCAGAGCAAGGGTTAGTTCCAAATACATGATCAGGATCACGACGACCAATACTAGCCACTTTATTTTGTGCTGATTCACGGTTAAAGATTCCTCTCTCTCCAGACTTGGACTCATACAACGAGTACCACTCTTTCAGAAACGTGTTCATGTCTGGGCGTTCTGAGTATACTGCAGAGTTATTTGCTAGCCCACGGTGCGGGTAGTCTCTGAACCACTCACCTGACTTAGCAACTCGCATCCTGTTTGAGTTGAGATCAGATAGAGATATCAAAGCGGACCTGCGTACACCGCCTACAACAATTACGCTGGCTATCTTACATACAAGGTCGTGACACTCCAACGGAGATAGCTGCCTACCAGCAGCATTTTTAAACAAAGCCACTGTAAATTTAAGAAGGTCGTCAAGAGGCGCTGGCCCAGACGATCTACCTCCAAACGTCTTTAAACGCGCTCCAGCGGGGCGTAGACGCGATAAGTCCCATTTTGGCACCTGACCTGCGTACAGACAGGCAATTAGCTCACGAAGGCCCCTAGCCCATCCTGCCTTACTATCCTGTACAACGATGGTTGTTTCTGTAGGTTCAAAGTGTTCGTTTACACTAGGCAGACTTTCTGTGTATCGTCTCTCTGCAGAGAACCCTACACCAGTACCACACATGAGAACATAAAGTATCTCATCAAATGAACGTGGTGAGTCTACAGGAATGTATGAACAGTTGTAGCCCGATGTGTGGTCACGTTCTAGGGCTAGCCCTGCAGTCATCAAGGCCCTCATTGAGGGCATAATTTGCAGACTAAGTACAGCCTCTTCAAGCTCCTGCCTGTTAGGTATCTTGTGACCATGCCTCTCCATCAGATGATGGGACATAAAATCAAAGTAACGCTCAACCGTTTCCGGCCAAGTCTCACGCCTATCCCCTAACCAACGCGCATACCGGGATAGATGAATAAACTCTTGGTAGTCTGTTGGGAAATAATTATTTTTCATTTTCTCTTTGCTCGCTAACTAATCGTTGTAGATACCACTGTGACTTCATCAAGTCTTTGAGTGGCATCCCCTTATGTTTGTACCGGCACACATACTTCAGTATGTTTCCTTTTAGGTAGCCGCTAAACTCTTCCTCTGTAAGAGACTCCTTGATCATGTCTATAGTCTCTATACCATTTTGTGTGTAGTGTGACGGACTGTTCACAGATTTGGTTAATTCAGCTAGATACTTTTTCTCATTTGGCATCAGTTGTCCTCGCTAAACTTAACTTTAATAACATTATCATATACTTCTTCTACTACTAGACTCTTAGAATCTCTTTTGTCTTTTGACTTATCAACTATCTGTTCCATAGTTGCTTCATGTCCTAGCTGCATAAGATAGTCATAATCAGACTCAAGTAGACTAAGCATACCCTGCTGCAGAATATGCGCGGCAGATACGTCCTCAACCTCTGACGTATCATATGCTCTGACGTTCACTTTGTCAAATCCCTCTGGATCAAAGACAATGTACAGTCTATCTTTGGCTAAAAAGAATGTCTCTTCTTCTATCCTGTCTCTCATCTCATCATCTATGAGATCATCTTCCGGCTCAAAAGTAAAACCATCATCATTCATCAAACCACTCCACAGGTAACTTTTTATGCGCCCAATCAAAACCGTGGCGCTCTGCCCAATCTGCGTGTGTAGTCTTTGAGCCTTTGTATATTTTTTTATTGGCATTTGCAAAGAAGAACTTCACTTCAAAATCAGGATTCTGCTTCTTAACAAGCAAGTGCTTTACTCTGTCTTGCTGTGTTAGTCGCCCCTTAACCTCAATGTACATATCGTTTCTAGGTATGTAGAAGTCAGGTATGTATACGCTAGGCTCACGCTGATAGGGTATCTTATCAGGCTCGAATTCAAAATCAATACCTCTGCGGCCAAGGGCTACAGCTACTTCAGCTTCAAACTTTGATCTAAAACGCATAGTAATCAAACTTATTGTCATTGCCGGGATTTGTATTTGCTATCTCTATAAACTTTCTTTCCAAATCCGTAGAAATTTCTTCTGCCACTGTACTTTTAATAACGCCAAAAGACCTCACTGGAAATATAACCAGCTTATTATCTCTAAGTCTACTTTTAATATTATCAAAACACCTATTTAATATTTTTTTTCCATACATACGGTACTCAATACTATCCCAATCTCCTTTAGGAGCCATGCTTGATCTATATATGATAGCCTCTCTTTGCTCGTTAGGTAACGCCTTTACACGTAAGCTTTCTACGTGAGTAGAGTTTTCTTTTGAGCAGTCAAAATATACAAACACAACATCTGGATTATACTGTAATTCAAAGTCGCTTATAGTTTCTGTAATGTACAGGGGCATCAGATTTCATCCTTTACATGCTTTGTATACCACACGCGAGGTTTGGTATTTGCTGTAGAAGTTACTTTCTGCTTGTAAGCAGCATCGGGCCAGCAGTGCATCTTAAAGCCACAGTAGCCACACGTTCTATCCATTAGCCGGTTGCCTGTTCTTTTAACAGAACCTGTAGCCTTGTCCTTGTAAGTCTCAGGCTCATCAGAGAAAGAACGCTCAAACTTCTCTTTGCCAAGAACACTGCGTATGTTTTTATCGGCTAATTGTAGTGCAGCCTGTCTGTCTTCTTCATGTACCAGCGGTGTTTCACACACCGCCCACTCACCTGTAGCCTTGTTGATAGCTATCCAGCCACCAAACGTAGAGTTAGCAGCCTCTGCGTACAGGTAGCCCTGCGGCACGTAACCAAACACATCATCCTTCTTGATGTTGTTGTAGCCACGATTAGCCGCAAACTTCATAGAGAATGCGCCGGGAGCGGCACTCTTTATGTCATATATCTTATCATCTATCTTTACATCATACGTGCCGTTAAGAGTAGTGCCACCTATCTCTAGGCTAACACCCTCTTGCTCACTCTGTATGTCTATACCCGCGCCTTTCATAACTGTAACAGCTATCGCTTCTATGATGTCTCCAAACAGAAACTTCATAACCAGAGTATAGTCTACATCTTCTTCTATGCCATCTTCAGCAGACAGCTTCTGCTGGCACAAAGGTTTTCCTACACCGGACATGCGAACCTTTGAGCCACGCTTCTCACTAAACTGCCGCTCTATAGCGGAGCCACACATCTCCTTAAACTCTTCGATAAGGTGAGGGGGAAGGCCATCGCCCTCGCCCCTCGACGCTTTCTCTAGGAAATGCTGTACTTTATGTAGCAGCATTGAGGTCATTAGCTGGCCTCTGCTGTTTCCAACGCTTTTGCTACATCGAGATCATCCATAGCAAGAACATTTTCTTTGCGCTCATTGTACTGTTTAAGCACACGCACGTTCCACTTCTCAATGTCCTGCATGAAGGTGTTAAGAGTTTCTACATCTTCATCCACGATCTTGACAGGCTGTGGCTTATCAAAGGCAGGGACATAGTAAACAATACCACCGTTCTTATTACGCTTAGTAGCAATGCTTACCTTCTGACCAAAAATAATCTTATTGGATGGCACCTCACGAATGTAGTTAGCCACTGGCATAAACGCAGAGCCACGGGCTGACCAGATGAAGGGCGTACCTGCGAGGTCAACCTTGTCACCAGAACCATCTGTAGCATCTTTAGCACCAGTGATGATACCGTAGACAACTTGAGTACACTTGATACTCTTCTGTTTAGCATGTTCGAGAGAGTTGGTAGAAAGACCTTCTACTTCCTGCTTACTCAGCTTACCACACTTCATACCACCACTAGTATCAAAGAAGTCGTCGCTAAGAGAAGGTGTGAGAACAGTCCTGATACTATCTTCAGGAGACTGCTGGTTCCACAGATCATAAGAGTAGTACCGAATAAACATACGCACGGTAATCTCTTTAGCATAGACTGTGCTGCTATCCAGACGAATGCGGAAGCTACCCTTTGGTAGTGGCTCTCCCTCATCGTTCTCGCTCTGCTGCTCAATGGCTAGCCGTGGTAGTCCCTGCTGTGATGCAGGGCGCGTCTCAGTCTGACCGACCATGGCAGCAAGCTTTGCCATGTTTTCTTCGTTCAGATCGTCCATAGTAATCATATCGCTCATATTTTTAGCTCCTCTAAATTTAACCAATCAGTGCCTATTTTCATCTCTATCTCAATAGGCATATCAAAAGTAACACCAAACACTGTACTACACTCTTCAGGGATACACAACATACTCCTTTTTAATAGTTCAATCATAGTATTTTTTTCGTCGGGGTGTACGTCCATTATGATTGAGTCGTGGACGGTATTGATAATTCTACTCTGTGGTTTTGGCTTCACCATCGCCTTCAGACATTTGTGTAGCCGTATCAGGGCTAATGGCAACAGGTCTGCAGTAGCAAAACCTTGGACGGGGTAGTTCTTAATTGATGTAGCACCTACCGTTGTACCATAGCGTGTGTACTTTGCATAGGGAAATGCGTACTCTCTACCAGAAGGCAGTGTTACAGTCTTCTTAGTAACAGCTTCTTCCTGTAGTTTATCGTGCCACTCGGTCACGCCTTGGTACTTGTTACGGAAGGCTGAGTAGTATGCCATCTCCCGATTAGTCCCAAGCACACCACCGTACAACGGCTTGAAGGTGTGGGCCTTTGCGTCCTGTCTACTCACGCCCATGATCTCTGCGGTGTAAGAGTGAACGTCAAACCCGCTCTCTACCTCTTCATAGATTACAGGGTCTTTTGACAAGTAGCCAGCTACACGAAACTCTAGCTGTGAGTAGTCTCCTTCTAAAATGTAACCACCTTCATGCCTAGAAACAATCGCTTCTCTTGCAGGGAATGTTGCTCCTCTCGGCATATTTTGAAAGTTTGGTCTACTTGACGACAGTCTTCCAGTAGCAGTGACGCACTGATTAAAGTTAGGATGAATAAAACCTCTATCATCTTGGTACTTCTCCAAGCTATCTACAAACGTATTAAGATACGTTCTTATCATTGAGTAGCGTGTGTACTTGTCCACGAACTCTCTTGCCTTGCCCTCTAACTCCAACCTGATCTGCGACATAGTTTCTTTATCTGTCTTAAACCCTGCTGCAGCAGTGTCCTCTGGCCCTCTGGGAATGACGCGAAGCCCTGCAGCTTCTCTGAGATGCGTGTAAACCACTCCCGTGCCGCTACATACCTTGCATTTAGTCTGTACCTTACTAAGCGCACCAGACTTCAGCCGCGATCTAATCTTTCCTGTGCCATTACAATGAGTACACCTCTCGCCCCTAGTCTTTAATACTACAGGGGCTAATTGTTTTACTGTATCCTTGAACAGTGTAGGCGACATTTTTGTTTTGCGTTTTTGTTTCTTGGTGTGTCCGCGCTGCTCAGTTCCTATGTTGAACGCTTCTTTCCAAGCAGTCTTATCAGTAACCTGTCTCGAATAAAGCAGCTTACTCCTATCGTCAGGGCTATCAAGATTGATAGGAGTATCACCCATAACATGTTCAGCAATATCCATAAGATCACCATACAACTGATCATACTCTGACTGATAGTCTGCCTTAATCTTTGCAAGCTTTTCATTGGAAATCTTTATCCCCGCTCTCTCTATATCGATTAGGACATCAAGCATATCCATGCTTAGTTTTACAACCTTATGCAAAGGAACTCTCCTCTGTAGGCCAGCACATCTTTAATTCATCTAGTTGGGCTTGGGCTAGCTCTGTCGTAGTCTGCACATCAGCGATACAATACTCCCGCACTATGTCAGGCGGCATGTCTTCATAGGACACCTTGTCCTTGATGTACTGGTCCGTGAGGTCTGTTCTCTTCTCAGGTAGGCTTCTACGTTTAGCACACTCTGCAAGGCTAATTGATTTCTTTATACCACGGTGGGAAAGATACTCAGCTATCATTGTATCCCATAGTATACCATCATACTTAAAGCCACACTCTCGCAACCACTGCAAATCAAACTTCAGGTTATGCCCGACTAAACATGTTGTTTCGTCTAGCTTGTCCTGTAACTTCTTAGCAGCATCTGGTGTAGTCTTACATTGGTTATGATAGAAAAACAATTCATGTGTTTCTACTACAGATAGATCAGGCATGAAACTCCTGTACCCTACAAAGACTATCTGTTGTCCGTTGTAGGGCGACGATGTAGAGTTATCGAAGTCCATCGTAGTTTCTATGTCAAGCACGGTGATCATGAGAATATATCTCTATCACCATCTCTGCGTAAAACCAACGACCCGTGCCAGCCATTTACTTTATTTTTTGAGAACTTAATGGTTCGGAACTCCTCATGTTCTGCTACACCTATGCCTATAATTATGTCAGCCTCGCCAGCTTTACCTGTCTTACTGCCGTCCAGCATGGAGTAATCTATACTTTCTCTTCCGTGGGCGTCGTAGGACGCTTGCGATATTGCCCAGACTGCTACGTTGTGGCGCTTGGCAAGCTCTCTGGATCGGCAGTACAACTCCTTCAGCCGCTCATCCCCGCGTGAGAACTCACCGTCAATCCTGATCTTATCAAGCTGGTCGATGAATATTACATCAACTTCATTGCGAGAGCAATAGTCCTCTATTTCCTGTATCGATGTTCCTACGCAATCCATGAAAGATATGTAGGGTAGTACATCCTCTTGGTACTGTGTGATAAACTCTTGTTTATCCTGTAGCACCTCTAGTCTAGACTTCTCTGTAATAGATTTAGCCACGCGCATACGTGTCTTCTTTACAGGTTCTTCATTACCCCAGTAGGCTACATGGTGCTTGTTCTTCACATACCAGCCGGACAACCACGCTGAGAAGCTTGTCTTGCCTATCTCTGGCCGAGCAAAGATTACGCCAAGGTTTTGTCGGTCAATGCCCGGTACGTAATCACGTATCTGTGTAGGAAAGATAAACTCAGGGTCGCGCTCAAACTCCTCTAGACTGTCAGCTATATTGTCTTGTAGCAGTGTATAGCTTTTAGTTCCCTTTACTTCATTGTTTTTTAGTTCTTCTACAATGCCGAGCAGAGAATAAGTATCGCTAGATTTACCAAGAAAAATGTCAAGTGCTTGTTCTCCTATCTCTTTTGCTTTCGCTCTCTTCCAGAAGCTGTGTAGAACATCTCCTGCTACCTGCGGGTTTACTGTGATGCCTACTAACTCTTGAAACTGCTGTTGTACCCTTTGTTTAGTAGCTTCAGGTAAAGCAGGGTAACGCTCTTCATGAGCGAGTGACACATCAGAGAGGGACAAGTCGCCCTCGTAGTTCTTATGTAGATAACTTATCGTCTCTACAATAGTGCTTACTTCTTTGGAGAAGTATTCTTTTTGAATTAAACCAGATACTCTGTTAAAGTTGTCTTTTTGCAGACATGCTACAAGTACAGACTTATCAATCATATCTTTAATACCTCCTTTGCTTCATCCTCAGTAAGTCTTTTTAAGTCTCTGTCTAGTATTGCTATATCAACTATATCTCCATACTCATTGTTTATTCTTAGTGATATTTCAACTGCCTTGTCTGTAGCATCTTTGTCCAGTGCCACAGTTATACGCTTGAAGCTGCCTAGCCTGTACAGTACATCCTCTTGTAGGTACGTTCCAAGTAGCGCAACTCCCGTTGCAAAGTTAGATATAGAGGCTGCAGAAGCGCAGTCTTCAACTACTACAGCATGTTTGTGTTTGCCGCATACAAACGGTATCTTGCTCTGTCCGTATCTGTACCACTTTGGACCTGCGTGTAGTCCCTGTCCAATGTATCTTCCCGCTGCATCAACGCTTTTGTTACCATCCTTAATAACAAACACAGCCCTGTCTCTCTTGTAATCATAGCGTATGTCGGCTAATCCATTCGACCAAGCTGCAGAACAGTTGTTTGTTTTGAGGTAGTCATAGTAATGTTGAGGGCAGTTATTCTTGCGCCAGTTCTGCTTTTCTACTTCAAGCCCTACAGGTAAGCTTGGCTTTACCATATCATCAACTACAGAGAAAGAGTTTAAGTTAAGTCCCTCTTTAATTACACCACCTACAGAACAGCTTGCATGGAAACAATAATACTTAATACAATCTGTAAACTGAGTAACTGAAAGAGTGTTAGTACCATTACATACAGGACAATCTAATCTCTTAGAAGTACCTAAAGGTATATCTAGATTATATATATAATCTTTAATTATATTAGTCATTAATATAATATCCTCAATATCGGGACACGGCAACATGCCTCTTAGCATGGATAAAAAACACTGTCAACAGAAAATAACGCTTGACCGCAAATTAATTTTAGTGTACGGTGATCTTCCCTTCAACAATAGAGGTGAGCCATGTTCACCATATTCAACCGCAGACTATCTGATCCTGACCTGATGCGGCGGGTTGTCGAGGCCACAGTGCAGGACAGGTTTTTCACTGTATCATTTACAAAAGCGGATGGTTCTTACCGCCAGTTAAACTGTAGGCTTGGTGTTAACAAGCACAAGAAGGGTGGTAGAGATTGTAACACTAACAAACAAATGATGACTGTGTGGGACACTGGGGCTAAAGGCTACAGGAATGTCAACATGAATACCATAACAAGTATTACAGTAGATGGTGTTAGGCATGAGTTCACAGAGTAAGTTGCATAGTGATGAGTTCATAACAGAAGTATTTGAACTGAGTAGGAAAGAGGGACTAACAGCCCGTGAGATAGCAGAAGCTATGTCACCCAAGTACAACACAAACAACTGTGGCAAGATGACTAGGAACTCTGTGATAAGTATCCTGAACAGGTACAAAAACAGGTTCACACACATGGGCAAAGTAGAAGTTAAGCGTATAGACTTCGCCAATGTAGCAGAGCAGCTTGAGCTTGAGCGTGATAGGCTAAAAGACAAAGATCAGTACAAGATCAAGAAGTGCTTGTGCTGTAGGAAAGAGAAGCTATTGCACAGAGTCTCCTTTGTGTGTGATACCTGTAAAAGCAGTGTTGCCTACACTTCTCCTGTAGATGACTACAGCGTGAGATACTGATATGAATATCAAAGAGAAGAAGGGCCTACAGTCTAAGCTAGGCGCTATGCGATACTATGCTGATAGCGGCTACCATGTGTACAACGAGACTAACAACACAGGCCCTGTAGATTTCATAGCTATAAATCCTGATACAAAGGACGTGAAACTTGTCGAGGTTAAAACAATGTCGTTCCGTTCCAAGAACGCTAACTGGAAGCCGGGTACAATGATTAACCGTCAGCTTTCACCTATACAGAAGCAGTTAGGTGTGGAGCTTGTATACTACAATATTAATACAGGACAGGTAAAATGTCGGAAGTAAAAAAGAACAAGCATTTTGTCAAACGTAGCAAGCGGCCACAACCGGAATACTCTACTCGCGCATATGATGGTAAAACACTGCGTTGGGAGTGGAAGTATGAAACTGAATTGAACATTTACCCTAAAGATTGGTCTAGACGTTTTCCACATTTAGCAGAACGTGGGCGTTGGGTTATAACCGAGGTAAAATAAATGTACAGCTTTGTATACATTGATGATGCTTTTCGTAAGCTGATGGATATACATGTGGGTGAACACTCTAAGATTGATAGAGAGTGGAAGACTGATTATGTTCTGGCTAGGACTAGAGAAGAAGCCTTTATGGAGTATAACAGGACACCTGCTAGAACAACGTGTATTAATGATTCTCTAGGAAAACGCAGTTTCATATGGCCTATGGATAATATGTCAAAGTATTTTGGTGATATTGATTACAGGTACTATGATGAAATAGATAGGTATGACTTTAGTGATTTAATGCTGATGCGAGCGCAGGAGTTTGCTAGAAAGAATAAGCAGATTGATTTCTACTACTCCGGTGGTTTAGATAGTGTAGCCATGCTAGTTGCTTTTAGAGAAGTCCCTATCAGGCACCAATTACACATAATAATGGGTGGCAGTGACCCTCTCAGTCTAGGACCGGACAATCTGAAAGATTACATTTTATCGGGTAATCATACGATAGACAGTACAGGTAATTTATATGGTATGGCTGACCCCTCTAAAAATATAGTTACTACAGGAATAGAGGCCGACCCTCTTTTTGGTTCTGTCGGTAATCCTATACTAATGAAAAATATTAAAAGAGATAAAACAGATTTGTTTGGCTATAAGTTCGCCTTAGATGCCGAGCCGGACTTGCATCTTTTGGTTAACGAAGATTGGAACTACGATTTCTGGTGGCACAACCAGAGATACTTTAGCAGAATGAGATCATTCCGTATTATAAAAAACTTCTCTGGTGAGAAGATGGATTTGTCAAACTACTGCCCGTTCTACATGGGGGACAACATATTTAAGTGGTGTATAAACCAGCACTACAACAAACAAATAAAGTGGTATCACGGCAACCCAAAATTCCACAAGAGTAACTTCCTTGCATCAAAACCTATGCTAAGACAATTTGTCGGAGATTTTTGTGACAGGGATTGGGCTTACAACATTGGTAAGACTAGAACAGAGTGGTCTAAGGATAATTTAGTTAGTCAAACAAATAGAGTTCTTGCTGTAACTGCTGACGGAACTGTTGTCACTAGAGATAATGTCGGAGATTATCTCAATAACTTTGAAAAGATAGTTCAACTATGAGACAGATAAAACTAGAAACGTCTATGGATGATCTAGACAAACTACATCAAACTGTAAACGGCGATGGACGTAAAAAAACTGTAATCGTTTCTAAGAGTATGTTGTCTAAGATACTAATAGACCATACAAGGTTAGTAGCATATTTAGGACCAGTGGTTAAGGAGCCAGAAGATTAGTCTGTGTGGATTAAAAAAACATTTGACGGACGCTAGACGGATATGCTAGGGGTCAATTCTTCAAGAGGGGCAAGGCTAGGCGAATGCTGTATAACTTGAATAAGGCATGGCATAGGATTGCGAAAGCAAACGTTTCAAGTGTGCCAAGCAGAAGGTTCGATTCCTTCTCCCCTCACCTTATTTACATGGAGAACCAACAATGAATATATTCTATCTAGATAAAAACCCCAAGATTGCAGCGCAAATGCACTGTGACAAGCATGTAGTCAAAATGGTGCTGGAGTATGCACAAATCCTATCCACCGCACATAGAGTAATTGACGGTGATGAAGTTGCTGACCGTGAGGGCTTGTACAAGATAGCTCACAAGAACCACCCCTCTACTGCATGGGCAAGGCTAGGCCGTGGCAATTACAATTGGTTGTCGGACCTATGGGGATATCTTGGTATTGAGTACACGCACCGCTACAACAAAGTACACAAGGCTGCTACGAAAGAATGGTTGTTCTACGCGCCTGACAACATACCACACAGAACAGTCTTTACAGGATTAACTTCAGCACCACCGCAATGTATGCCTGACCACTACAAATGTAATCCTAACTCTGCGTCGTTAGACGATGCAATCTCTGCGTACAAGGCGTACTACATTGGTGATAAGGCATACTTTGCTAAGTGGACTAATCGTCCTGTACCAGATTGGTTTACCGAAACTGTGAAAGAGGTAGCATAATGCACGCACTTGAAGATGTACTATACAATGAAGAACTACATCCAAACAGTGTGTTTTGGTACACTTGGATGATGGAACATTATACGCAGTAAATTTGTCGGCCCTTAAATTTTGTCGGCCTTTAGATTAGTTTGTGCAGGGTTTTGTTGGTTCTCCCCCTGTACTCCCCGGCGGTGAGCGGCGGTTCTAGTCTCCCTGACCACTGCTCCCGCCGGTTTTTATTCTGTTTAGATTAAAATGAGTGTTTGACATTGATCGCGGTTTAGTTTATGCCAGCTTTGTTTCATCAACAAAAGGACGAGAACCATGAACCAGATACAGATTATCGAACCCGCCCACAACGTGCCGGAAGTAGCGCAGATTAAACCTGCCGCCGTTCGCGAACACAACGACGTGTTTGACCTCAGCTTTTTTGAGCCGCTCAAGGTCGATAAGTTTCACATTTACACCGCCGACGGTACGGAGATAACTGGTAGCAGAGCTTTGCGGTATCT